GCCAGACATGCCGTTCGTCGATATCATCGATGCTAATCACTTCATACGGGTCCGGATCGTCGCCCTTGTAGATAAGCAGCTTTTGGTTTATCAGCGGCGAATACCTGGTAGTCAGCGTTGCCGGTTCCTGGAGTTTCATCTGCATGGCAGTAAAGACTTCGTTACCGTGCACGTTGACCCATGCGCACATTACCGGCGCCCCAAATACATCAACCTCGGTCTCGGTCGGGTAACCGTCGGTGTCATTGGTGCGATCGATGCGAATAAACCTAATCGGGGTACGGAGTGCGCCCGGGTTCGCAAACTTAGCCATCCTCATCACCGTACCTTAATTCCAGCACAAAGCTGTTGATCATCCGTTCGGCATTGGCTGCATCTGCCGGGTTCTGGAACACCATCCCCCGGTTGTCATAGTACATGGCAGCCAGGGCCATGATGAACAGATCATACTGGGCGTTGCTTGTAAACACCGGAATCCCTGCCACCCTGGCCTTAGACTTGGCCGCATTGATGTATGCATCAACCGGGATGGTCGTATACTCAACCGTGATTTCGGTTTCTTCCTCATCGGCGATTATTCCGTATTCAGAGAGGGTGGCGGCTGTGCCGTTTAAGGTCCAGCCGCTTTCTCCCTTGCTAAACGTATAAGTGCCGCCCTCTTCGACAGCTGCAATAAAGGCAGCACGGTCAACCGTTCCGCCCGAGATCGTTACTGTATCAGGCGGCAGGTTTAAGTATTCTCTCAAATCTTTTGCCGTTACTGCCATAGTGCAGCCTCCTTTCGATTAAGCCATTGTGATAGCGTTGGTGTAGGCAGAGTTACCATCGTAAGAGATCTTGCAGCGGAAGGAAACATCCTCGTCTGCGCTGTCAACAGTTGTCAGTGTATTGGTGTTATAGCCGTTGTAAGCACTGGTTGTGTCAGTCCAAGTACCGGCTACAAGTTTCTGCCACAGATAGGTTATCCCAGAGGTCGGAGCAGTGTCGGTATTAAATACGCCAACTGCAGTCAAATCCTCGCCGGCCAGAGCAGCTGCGGTTTCAGATGTTGCAATACCACCGATTACGGCGACAGCAACGATGGCCAGCCTAAATGCGCTCTTCAACTTGATCTGATGGTCGCCCCAGGCGGTCAGGACATACATGTAGGTGCCGGTCTCGATGTTTTTGTCGCTGTCCAGTACGGCCGCCGGGTCGTAGTTCTGTTTGGCATAGCTGAAGTCGCCTATAATCGGAATGTCTGCCCGGTCATTGAATATTACCGGAACACCCAGCACATCCTGGGGTTTCGCGGTGAACAGAGTGTCAGAGCTATTAGCCAGCGTCTGGATATAGGTATACCAGTCAGCGCTCCTCATCACTACCTTGGCATTGGCCCGGAAAGCGTCAGGCAGGTCGCCCAGAGCGGCCATGATGGCAGCCACGATAGTAGCGCCAGTAACACCCTTAATCCCGTTCATATAAAAACTCATGTGTTTATGAGAATCGGGTGCGCTCTTAGCAAAGGCCCGCAGTTTTTCTTTTCTGGCCAGGCCGGATTTCAGTTGATTTTCGATGGTGGTTACCAGGTTGGTGTCGGTCCCTAACACAACAGTGTCCGCTACCTTAATCTTAACCTTGGTCTTATAGCGGCCATAAGTCACGGTATCGGCAGTTGCCTCGATTTCCTTGGCGGTCTCAAAGTCGATAACATCTTCAAGCAGGTCTTCATCGTCGATGGTAAAAGCGATGCGGGGTTCTTCCAGTCCTGCAATCTGAGAAGTCTGTTCTACCAGCCGCAAGGAGTTCTCTTCAAAAGGCTCGGCGATCAATTCATTGGACAAGGTGGTAGGCAGTAACGATGATCCGCTGCCATAATCAGCCGATCCAGCCGGTATCGCACCAAGGCCCTGATATGTTTTGGTCCTATCCTCACCAAATGCTACGGCCCGGTAAAACGCGGCCTTGTTTTTAATCATAGTGTCTTTGTCGGGGTCGCCGGTGTTGGGCCGAGACTGTTGCTGATGCTTAAGATCTTCCTTTTGCTTAGCGTCCATTTCATCATGCTGCTTCTGAAGCAGATCTCGCCTTTCGGTCAGCTCATCTCGGTGAGCAGTCTTGGCTTTGATATCGTCCATGGGGACGGAAGGGTCAGCGGCTTTTTCCGCGATCCAATCGGCGTCAGCTTTAATCGCTGCGTTCATGGTAGCCAGTTTTTCTTTAAGTTCAAACAGTGTCATGTTATTTTACCTCCAAATATTTTTTGTTTTCGGCGATCAATTTCGCCCGTTCTGTCCGCTCGTCATCATCGGCAAGCGACATTTGCAGTTGCTTGATCATTTCCTTTTTTTCTTCGGGTGTCATTGTGTCGATTTTTACTTCTTTAGTCACCCCTGCCCCCCTCTGGGCAGGAACCGCAACAAAGGAAACCTCGTAGGCGTCTTTGGGATCCACCAGGTCGCCGACGCACATCTTACCATCGTAGGTATCGCCCTTGAAGTGGTCGTTTTCGCAGAGGTATTTTCCCGTCTGCCAGTTGTAGGAGAATTTCTCCCCGCAAATTGAGCACGTGCATGCACCCATCTGGCAGCCTACCGACACCTCTTTCTTGATGCCGCCTTCAACGGCGGCTATGAGGTCGGCGTTTTCTTCTGTACTCAGCATATAAGCACTGCCGCGCAGCACCCGCTTTAGTTCTCCCAGTACGGTTTTTTCGCCGTTCAGCTCCTCGACGAATGTCCGGTATAGGCGCGCGACTTGCTTTTCAGCCGACCAACGGTGATCAAACAGGACCGATTTCCCTAGGAAAAGCGGTGCGAGCTTATCAAGGCTGGCGGTGGTGAATCGCTCATTGTCACGGTCTACCTCGTTATCGCAAAGGATGATGGAAAAACAAAAGACGTCTTGCGGCGTCAGTTCTTTTACCGAGTATTCATTTATCAACGCAATATCGGCTTGAGGGTCCGCCGGTATTGTGCTAACCGATTTGAACTTATCTATTCTGTTCATCTACGCCCCTCCCTCGTCAGCTACAGACGCCGACACGGCGACTATATCGTCAGCCACCGTCACGCTCACTTTACCTTCTGTGTCGAGCTCGGCAGGATCATCGTTAATGGTCAGGGTCACATGGAATCCATCTCCAGCCGTCGTTGCGGCCGTGAATTCTATGATTTCTCCGACATATATCGC